ATTGTAGTAGCACCCGTCCATCCAGTCGTACACGTTGTCCCACCAACCCTCGATATTCCGGTACTGGCAGAACCCATAGGAATTCCGGTTGACCGCCGTGGTTCCCGTGTGGTATTTCATGGCGTCCGTCTTTCCGTTGTTTTCCCTGGAGCCGCTGGCCGAACAGCCCAGGCCGATGCGCTCACCGTTCCAGTCCGCGAATTCCACCAGGAACAGCATATTCACATACCAGAACTGGGCAAAGTCCATCTGCCAGATGTTCGTCCCCAGATTGTGGATATTGGTGCGGGCAATGGAACGGGTGATGTTGACCATCTGCGCCTGATTGGTCTCCGATTTCCAGTTGGAGCCGCAGTGGTACCGGCCGATGTAGGAGTGATCCAGCTCGCCCAAGCCATCGCCCCGATCCATATTCACAGGGTCCACATGGAACCCCTCAACAGGGCCGTCCGCGATTTGCAGCTTCAACTTCTTCCCCGTCTTGGTCCACTTGAACCAATACTTGGGCTCCTTCACCATCACACCACCGGTCCGGGTAACCTTGGTCATGTCCCTCCACGGGTACAGGTTGTCAAATGGAGAGGAGCCGGAGCCATTATTCACTGCCGGATTGGGGTCGCCGAACCCGGTCGCCCCGTCCGTGCGCTTTCCCTTGGTGGAGCCGCTGCTGGTCCAATCCCACTCCACGCCGTAGATGGTGACGAACTGAGCCTTGACCTGTACCTGCTTGTCCGCGCCGGCCAGATAGTTGCCCCCCTCTGCCACCTTGACGGTAATTGTGGTGGTGCCTGTGGTGTCCTTTACACTGTTCACCGTCACCTCCCCCGTGATCTGATTGACGTTGCTCACGGTAGCCACACTCTGATTGTTGGAGATGGCGGAGATCACACCGTCCCCTTTCCGGGTCACCGTGAATTTGGCGCTTCGGGCGCTGGTGTTCAGGGTCACAGCCGCGGGGTTTACCGTCACCACCTGATCGCCCTTGGCGATGGACCAGGTCGCGGTCTTGCCGCCCACTTCGCCGTCCCACCACTGATGGTTGGAGTCCGGTGTAAAGGTGGCGGTGTATCCCGTCCCGGCGTTGATTTGGGGCTCCACCGAAACAGTCATCTTATTGCTGTCATAGTTGCTGTCCCAGGACGGGGTCTTGGGGTTGCCGTCGTACTTCGGCACGCTGCTCTGCTTTGGCACCGCCGCCAGGCTGGCCCGGCCAATGGTCCAGTTTACCGTCTTCTTCCCGGTGGTGCCGTCCGACCACATGCCTTTCAGCAGGGTAAAGGTGGCGGTATGGGTGCCCGCGTTGGTCTGGGGTGTCACCGATACCGAGGAATTCTCCTGGTCAAAGTTGTCCCACTCTGGCGTCTGCGGCGCGCCCGTATAAACGGGAGAGCCCTTCTGCACCGGGATGGGTACGATGACGCTGGTGATGGTCCAGATGACCTCCTTGGCCCCGGTGGAGCCGTCCCACCACTTGTAGTTGGGCGTGGGGGTAAAGGTGGCGGTATAGTCCTTGGCCTCTGTGCCGAACCGCTCTCCGCCGATGGTCAGCTTGCTGGTGTCATAGTTGTCCCAGGTGGGGGACTGGGGCTTTCCATTGGCCGCCAGCGCATTGCTCTGCTTCGGCGGCGAAGCGATGACCGCCCGGTCGATGACCCAGCTTACGGTCGCCTCATTCTGCCCTCCGGGGAATACATAGCCATAGTCCAGAACAAACTTGGCGGAATAGGTGCCTGCATTGACGCCATTGGTTTCTCCGGAAATGGTCATCTTTCCGGTGTCATATCCGGTCCACGCCGGCGTCTTGGTCTCTCCGTCATAGGTCAGAACTCCATTTTGAACCGGGACGGCCACCTCGATGGGGTTCACCGTCACCGTCAGGCTTGCGGTCTTGGTCACGCCCTCGTAGGCGTACTGGATCTGCACTGCCTGCTGCCCCAGTGCGGAGAACGCGTCCGGGGAGTGGGTGTATCCGGAGACTTCCTCCGAGGATTCGTCCGAATAAGTGGCTGTGACCACCATTCCGGCCGGATCAAAGGTCTCCAGATACTGGTATGTCATCTTTGTCGGGTTTGCCGTGATGGCGATGGACACCAGCACCTTCTTCACTGTCACGGGTACGCTGGCCGTCTTGGTGATCCGCCCCTCCGTGTAAGTAATGGTCACCTCCGTGACCCCATCCGTCAGAACCTGAGGCGAAACGGTGTAGCCGGTCACGTCTGAAGTAAGACCGTACCCATAGCCCGCCGTGACCACCATGCCGGTCGGGTCAAAGGACTCCCCGGACTTATAGATTGTCTTGTTGGGCTGCTTGGTAATTGCCAGGGTCTCCAGCTTCAGAGCGCCGCCGCCACCGTTGCCGCCGGTCATGTTGAAAACCTTGCCGACGTTAGCGTTACTCATTGCTCTGCTCGACCTCCAGTCGCAAAATAGAAATCGTCAGGTTCTCCGTGGGGGTGACCTCGCACCGGAACGTGACCTGACCGTCCGTTGTAATGTTATCGGCTTTTACGCCGGTCTCGCTTGCCGCCATAAAGCAGTCTGCGTCGGCGCACACAATGTACCAGTATTTTCCGTCAGCCAGGAGGAACTCGTCCTGCACGGTTTGAGCTCTGCCGCTCCACTTCTCGGCCGGCAGAGTGACGGTGATGCCGGCATGCTGCGCGCTTTCCAGCAGAGGGATCATCGAGTCCAATAGTTCGTTGATGCGGATCAGGGTGTCCTGTTTCCCTCGCTCTGCCAGTGCCCGTAACTGCTCTATGGTGGTGAGTTGTTTCTCTGCCATATGAGAGCTCCTTTCGGGAAATATAAAAAGGGGGACGGGAATCTGTGCCCCCATCCCCCTTAACGGAGCCATTTAAGGCTCCTCTTCAGTGGTGCCGAAGACCTCATCCAGCATGGATTGCACCTCGGTGTCCTCAGCCACAGCCATGCCGTCCAGCTTCTTCTTGTCCTCCTTGGACATCAGGCCGTCGGCTGCGGAAGTAGCCTTCTCATAGGTGGTGTCCTGGCCGGGGATGCCCAGCTTGGTGATATCCTCCTTGGTCACGTTGTCGCCCAGCACCACATGGCCGCTGGCGTCGCTGCCCACCTTCTTGAATCCGGCCTCCACGGCGGAGCCGGCGGGGTGGGTGTAGACCACGGTCTCCTGGCCGTTGATCTTGATGTTGCCATTGGTCTCGGACTTCTCCACCTTGGTCGCGCCCTGGGCGATGCCGGCCATGGCGGCGGTGATCTTGCCCTCGATGGCGGCCATCACGGTGGCGTAGTCGTCCTCCTCACCGCCGATACCGGCGGTGATCTCGTTGAGCTTGGTGATGGCGGCGTTCATGGCGGAAGCGTCGTCCGGGTGTTCCTGAATCCAGGCGGCAATCTCGGCCAGGGTGTTCAGGGACTCCTGGGCGTCCTCGGGAATCAGCTGCTTGGCCAGCTCCTCATTGGCAATGGTGCGGGCACTCTTGCCGGCGTCGCTGCCGATCAAGGTGTCCACATCCGCCTTGGGGGCCTTGGCGGCCAGAACGGCAGTCAGGGCAGAGTCCAGGTCGGCCTCAGACACCTGGGCCTTGTAGGCCAGGGCAGCCAGACCCTTGACAGGCACGTCGATACCATTCACCGCCAGAGTGCCGTTGGCGGCGCCAGTGGCGATCAGGATATCGACGACCTTGTCAACGATTTTCAGGGCGGTGCCGTTGACCTTGACGCCCTCCAGGACGTTGGCCTGGCCGCCCGCGCCTTCCAGCGTGTCCACTCGGCCGGACAGGGTTGCCACCTTGGAGTCGACCTTATCGATCTCGCCCTTGGTGCGCTGGGCCAGCATCTTCAGCTGGTCAAGAGTAGTGTGCTTAGACATAGATATGTCCTCCTTAAATGTATTTGTTTACGGCTCGTCGCCGAAAACATCGTCAAGAACGTCCTCCACTTCTTCGTCGGTGGCCGTATTCCCCGGATGCTCCGGGTCGTCCGGGGGCGTCCAGTCGGATGCGAACGCATCGTCCAGGGCCGCATCCACTTCCTCGTCCGTAGCCGTGTTCTCCCGGATGACTTCCAGAATCTGAGCCCGTATGTCTGCTCCGGAATGGGAGGGCGGAACCAGCTGGGCCGCATCGACGGCATACATGATTCGGCTGGTCAGGCACCATACGGTGTCTTTTTGCTCCCCGCCCTTGACGCCGGACACGCCGATGCGAAGACTGACCCCCGCCTGCTTCAAACACTCGGCGGGGATGATGCACCGGTCGTCCGTCAGCTTCACGGACAGCTCCACGCTGCCGGCCTTGAAAATGGCCGTTTTTGTGTAGCCATCCCAGCTTTTATCAAAGAGGAACTCCACGATGTAGAGGGTTTCGGCGTTCTGCACCAGACTCTCATCCTTGAGCATATGGGCATAGGTTTCTTTGACTGCGATTTCCACGGGCCGCACCTCCTTACTGAATAGCCCCGTTGCCGGACAGCTCGAACCGGATAAGATGGACCGTCAGATCCATCGCCGGGTCGGTGTCGCAGGTAAACACGAGAAAGCCGGAGGCGGTGATGTCCTTCGGCTGTACGTTGCAGTCGATGAACTCCTCCTTGCAGGCCTCCTCGGCGCTGAGAAAATACTTGTGGGTCGCCAGGGCCAAAAGCCGGCTGTCGGCAAGGGTGACGCTCCCGTCCTTCCACCCGTTCTTGGGGATGACCAGGTCAAAGGAGATGCCCAGCACGTCCCCCGCGCCCGTTCCATTCAGACCGTTGTAGACCGAGATGTTGTACGAGGACCCGTCTGTCAGATGCACGGTGTAAACGTCTGTGCTGCCGGGGGAGTGGTCGCCCTCGGTCATCTGGATGTCGTCGATGCCCACGCCAATGGGCCCCCGCAGCTCACAGCTGATTTTTGTGTCGTAGTATGTGCCCGTTTCCGCGTCCCAGATCCACCAGGTTCCATTTTGAGGCTTGGGCGGTTTCCCACTGTACTGTTCTGCCCTGGAAGCGCTCTCCGCGGCGTTTCCGGCGCTCTCTGCGGCGGCGGTCTTGGCCTGTTCCGCGGCCAGTTTGGCATTTTCGGCGTCCTCTTTGGCCTGCGCAGCGGAGAGGGCGTCATCCTCGGCGCTCTCTTTAGCGGCTTGAGCCTCGCCGCTTGCGGCCTCCGCGGCATCCTTAGCCCCCAGCGCGACGGTTTCCGACTCCTTGGCGTTGGTCTCGCTGAGCTTGGCTGCCGCCTTTGCCTTCTCGGCGGCCTCTTTGGCGGCTTGAGCAGCCTTCGCATCTGCCGCTGCCTGGCCGCCCAGCGCTTCTACCTCATTCCTGACGTTTTTGGCCCGATCCTCAGCGGCTTTTGCCTCGGACGCGCTCAGAGCGGCGGCATTCCTGGATTCTTCCGCCTCCCGGGCCTTCTGGATCGCTGCCTCCGCCGAATCAGCCGCATTGGTCTCTGACTCCTTGGCGCGGCTTGCCGCATCGATGGCATTGTCAGAATACTGTCCCGCCTGGGTCTCAGAGGCCTTGGCCCGTTCCTCGGACGTTTGGGCGTCTTTGGCGGAGTCCTTGGCCTCCTCCGCCTTTTGAGCGGCGGTGGCCGCCTCACTCTTGGCTTTCTCGGCGGAGGCGGCGGCAGAGTCCTTGGCCGTGGCCGCAAACTCCATCGCGCTGGAGGACTCCTGGTTCATAGCGGCCAGGGCGTCGTGGATGGACCCGCGCACCTCCTCGCCATAGATAGCCTCCAGTATTTTCTTTAGATAACTGCTGATGTCGGCCAAATCAACTCACCCCTTCCTAATCCTCCAGCATCCAGTCGATTGCCAGAATCTCTTCCCCCGACAAATTTCCAACGGCGTCGTCATACTTCGCCATCATCAGCTCCACCTCATGCTCCATTTCATTGAACGGGGCCAGCTCGTCGCAGAACTGCTGGAAGTTGGGGGAATCCATTTTGAGCGTATAGGTCGGCGCGCCCCGCTCGTCCTTTCCCTTCTCGCCGTACTTTTCGATCAGGCTTAAGCGAATCGTGTCAAACTCCACGATGGAATTGGAGAGAAAGCGGTAATTCCGGGCCGCCACATATCCGATCTTGTCCCGCCGGGCAAGCAGGGGCTTGAGCGACTTCAGATATACGAGCACTTCTGAATTTTTCAATTTTTTCTTCATAACGGCATTATTCTCCTGTTCCAAAATCCAGACCTCGGACGGTCGCGCCGCTGAAATCCACATGCCCCTCAAAGAAAACGACACCGCCGCTGCCCCGGTTGCCAATCGTGATATAGCCGCCGCAGGGGCTGTAAATGTCGATGTAGGGGGCGTCCCCCTCGTAATACTCGATGGCCAGCATGTGGAACCGGCTGTTCCCATAGGGACCGTAGAGGTTGAAGCTCCCAAAGTCGCTCCCGGCGATGATGTTGAATTCCTCGCCGTAGAACTCTCCGCCTTCAATGACCGGGGAACGGATCGTGGTCTGGTCAATATAGGTACTCTTGATGTAGCCGGGCATCTCAATGGAGTCCGCCAGCTTGTACGCCCGGTCGGCCCGGGAGTACGCGTCGTCGGCGTAGTCATAGGCCTCGTCCGCCAGATTATAGGCGTCGTTGGCCATGGAATAGGCCGGATTGGAATTGATGTTCTGGTTGCTTACCTGGGCCCAGTTGATGCTGCTCCCGGCTCCCATGGTCACGCTGCCGTTGATGGTGACAAGACCGTTGGAGCTCACGGCGAACGTCACCGCTCCCGTGCTCTTGTTGCTCACGGTCAGGCCGTAAAGGTCCAGATAATCCGCCTTGAACTTGTCGCCCGTCAGCATGCTGTTTCCATAGGGGTCCAGAAAATCCTCCGCCTGTACCACGCCTCCGAAGGAGCCCTTGGCGGCTACCAGCGTTCCGGCAAAGGTGCCCCGCCGCGCAGTCAGATTCCCCTGCTCGTCCACGATAAAATTTCCGCCGATATTGATGGAGCCTTTCTTCATGGTCAGCGTACCCGTTTTCATATCCAGGGAAAAGTTCCCGCTGACGTCCTTGAGCACGCCTGCCCGGATCACATCGGCATTGAGCACGCCCGTATTGACGTAGTCAGCCACGATGGACCCGTCCATGGTCATGGCCAGCCCAAAGGTCTTGCCTCCATCATTGGAGTACCCCAGGCCGTTCATGTTCCACTTCCACAGCTTGTCCGCCTTGGTGTAGTCCCGCACGTTGGAGATATAGAGCGTATCCGAGCCATACTCGTCCCGGGTGATGGTGATGTAGCCCGTGGTGGCCATGTTGATGATCTCGGTGGCGTTTTCCTTGGCCTCCTTGAGAATGGAATGGGCCTTGGGAAGCCCCTCGATCTTCTCCAGCACCGCGGCGTTGGTCTGATTGTTCACGCTGGTCAGGCTGACCTGTACCGAATCCCCCATTTTGAACTGGGTGTTCTCCGGGTGATCCAATGGGATCTCCAGCTTGGTCACCGGGAACATCCGGTCCAGGCCATGAGGGCGGGAGATGACCCGGATCTCGTCCAGCAGCTTGACCGCCTCTGTGTTTACGTCCAGATAGTGCAGATCCAGCGCGCTCAGCTCTAGCTCCAGGTTGTCGAACTGGAGGTCTGCCAGATACTCCCTGGCCTTTTCCAGAAGCGCCTCCGGGTCGCTCACATCGTCCCAGCTGACTGTCTTGGCGATCCAGCCGTAGTGCTTCACCGCCTCGTCCGACTGGACATAGAGGCTGCCGCCGTTCACGCTCTCCACCGTCAGGTAGGCGTCCAGCGCCTCGATGGGGCTGTCATCCAGCCGGCTGCCCAGCGGGATAATGGCGGTGGCATACTCCGTGGAATCCCAGTTGCGGGTGAAGTCGATGAGATTGGACCCAAACTGGATGACCTGGCTGCAAGTGTCGGGGTACTCCTTCAGGTAATCCAGATACCGCACCCCATCCGCCTTCCGGACCCGGAGATGGCCTCCATAGGTTTCCACCAGAGCGTTGAGCAGCTCCATCGTCTTC